ATTGATAAATGGCGGAAACCGCTTCAATTTGATACGAACGTGCTTGGATCATAATCTCGATTCGTAGTGCGAGCAACCTGTTTGTTGAGTTTTTGAATCAATATTTTCGTTAATTACTGGATTATCACAATACCATCTTCCACCTTCAACCGGTTTGCTGTATTTGCACGTTCTGCAATTACGGTCAGGTTTTGCATTTAAATGGCACACTGGTCTATGATTGCAAAATCTGCATTTATAGAAACCTGCGGATTCATTTAGCTTTTTAGGTGGTTGATCCATCCAGACAAGCTTTTCACCACGATCTAAAAATTGATCAGCAAGTTCGGTATTAAGCTCAAGCATTTCGCCATACAATTCATCGTTATTTTTGTTGACCGACAAATAGAGTGCAGCAGCTAAACCCATTTTTCGCATATAAACTTGCATTTGCACAAAATGCTCAAATTTTGCATCGCGCACACCTTTATCGACCAGTTCTGTGAACGATTTGTCGCTATGGGTTTTAAATTCTGTTAACGCATAGGTGCCAGCAGGTAAGTCGGGCAACCCTAAAACAATACCGTCGCCGCTGCCACCAAAATGTCCTTCGGCGTGTGATATTCGGAACTGTTTACCGTTTTCGTCTTGTTGGAAAATTTCGCAACCAATCATAAGCAAAAGCGCGATAAAACGTGCTTCTTCCAAATGGCCGCGATTAAATAATCTCAATATTCTACCGTCAAAGTTTCCTTTTGTTGCCCATCTAAAATTGTACCAAATCGCCCTAGCACACTCACCGCCGATAAGCGACGCGCCCATATGGCTGCGATGGCTGTCTTGCTCGGTACGATAAGCGTCACCAATGTGGGGAATCACCTTTCCAAGCCAACCGCGAAACGAAGCGCCCTGATCAGCTTCCAAAGCGTCGTTAATAGCTTTGATTGTTTTTGTTGCCGGTATTATATTTTTCATAATAGAAGCACGCCGCGAAGGCGTGCTGTTTGTGGTTATTGTTGCGGAGGTTGTGCCCAGGGTGGAACAGCGGTTTGAGCTGGCGCTGGCGTTGTTGGTGCTGGTTGCTGTGCCCAAGGTTGTGGAGGTGCAAATTGTGTGGGCTGAGGTGTTGGTTTAGGCGGCGCTTCGAGCGAAGGTTGTGGCTGCGGTGCGAAACCTTGTGGGACTGCTGGCACTGGTGTTGCAGCTCCAAAACCAGTTGAAACAGCAGCTGGCGCAGCTTGCATATCAACGTGCTCGTTGATGTTTTTGTACGCTGTTACTTCGTTCTGATCTTCATACTGCCCGGTAGAATCTTTGCGAACTTTCACTTTTACTTTTAACGGTAATCCGTGCAATTGTACAGAATCTTGCAATTGCAAAACGTTGACAGCATGACAAAGTGCGCTCAATTGTTTGTATGCAATTTCTTGAGCTGTTGGATTTGAATTTTGCAGGTTCATTCGTGTGAAAACTTTGCGGTTCACGTATTGCCCATCCAACACAGTAAAGCGAACTTGTAAATAAGCGCCAGAACCGTCTTTTGTCGGTTTCATTTCGGTCTCGTCGACCATGACGTTGTACCAACCAGCAGGAACACAGTCTTGTGTTCCAAAATCTGTTGGGACTTGCGCTGCATTAAAATTTAATGTTGCCATTATTACACTCCTAGAATTTTAGAAAAAACTGCGCTCAAATTGGGTTGTTCCATCAAAGCGAGCGCTCCACTTCGATCCTTTGCTTCATATTGCAAATCTGGTTGCGTTTGTAGAAATCTGTACGTTTCACCTTGCGGTGTTTTGTTTACTGCTAATCGGAAAACTTCGTCGAAAAAATACGGAATTTGCGGTGCTAGTTTGTTACCTGGCATCGCCGGGGCGTATTTTACAGCTCCCGTCATCTCGTCTTTCACAGGTTCCATTTTTGCAGCCATGTAGACGTTTTTAGCAGGCAAATCCCTAAACAAGCGAATTAAGCTACTCATTTTTTCAATCAATTCACCGTAAGCTTGCCTAGGATCTTTAACCTGTCTTTTCGCATTTGCTAAAACAACTTCTGCGATCTCGGAAATACTATCAAGCCCGATACTTGCAAATTGACGAGCTTCTGCGCTTTTACTACACCACTCATAGGCGTCAACCAAATCTTGGACATTTGCCACAGTAATAACCGGTAAATTGTAGCAAATAGCAGCGTTATTAACGCCAAACAAGCGCTCCAAGTTTTGTTTACGCAAAGACAGCAAACCAGACTCAGCACTAATTAAAACGGGCGCGGGTAACGTTGCAGCAAGTACCGTCTTGCCGACACCTGCTCCACCGTAAACCAGAACCTTTACGCCATTTACTTGCGATGATTGTTCAACTGTTGTGAATTGTAATGTCAATGGGAGCTCCTGTAACGATAAGTATTGCAATGTAGATAATAAACAAACAAAAAGCAGCAATAATAATTGCCGAAATTGTTGCAAACATTTTAAAAATTAATTCCATAGTTTATACCTGTTTAAATGTATATATTAGCGTATATCCGCTGAAAACGCTTGTAGAAATGTTAAAATCCAGTAAGTTGAAACAAGAATAACAAACGGAAAGTTCACAGGATCAAACTCATATTCATAGTTATATTTCAAACTCCTAATGTAATGAGCACCAGCGTCTTCTATCCAAAATATCAAACCACATACCATGAAAATGTTGACTATTAAATTAATTATTGATTCCATTTAGTATCTCCTTTAATTGTTTTTCAAGCTGTTGTTTATTCTTTTCAAGCTTGTCTATTAAACGGTCTAGAGTTTGGTTTTCTCTTTTCAATTCATTGTTCTCGTCAATAAGTCCTGTAAACCTATCCAAAAGAACTGCAATTGGTTGTGGCAATTCATTACAATAGCGATAGATATGTGCTAATAGTTCTTCGTTTGTGTAATTACTTGGTGCAGGTGGTATGTTGTTCATTTCAACCACCAAAATCGATTAACGCACGAAACCCCAAAAATACAGGAAATCTTGGCGCTTGTTTTACACCAGACGGGAAGTGCTTATATTTTGCAAACTTTCCAACCAAAGCTCCGGAACGATGCAATTGCCACAACTCGTCACGCTGTTGTGCAGTAAAACCAGTTCCAATACTAAATTCAATTCCTGTTGCAACATCTCGAACAAGTAAAGCGCCCAATGTGTTTCCCGGTACTTTTCCGCTCTGCTGCGAGCTGCGTTTTGTGTGCCCTAAATTATCAATCGTTGCTTCGTTTGCATTGTGCATTAATTCTTCAGCCCCAATCACAAGAGCTTCAGAATCTTGGAACCGTTTGAGTTTAAGCAAATAACCCTCTTTAATTGTACTGCGACCGAATTTGTAAAGCCCGTCCGGGTTTCGCAACATTACACCTTCATACCCGTTTGCAAGGCATTCTTGCTCGAACGTAAGCAAATCCTGCTCGTTAAGTATTAACGTTTGATTAAGCAGTTTTAGACGCGAATATGTTTGTAACCCGGCTGGTTTTGAGTTCGACATCTCGGTAAAACTTTCGCGCAGCATGTCCAATCTTGTTGAATATTTTTGGTCATATTCTGTATAAAAATCAAATATCCAAAATGTAAAATCTGGTTCGCCATCAAACGACATACAACCGCTTGTCGTTTTTTGCATTACGTTTTTATCATTAGCTGCGCCAACAATAAGTTCACCGTCTAATTGCTGGAACAAGTAAGAGGATAAATAATTTTGAACAAAGCGATTTGGAATTGTTTTTAACGTGCGAGTTACCGGTTTCCCATCTTTAATAATACACCGAATTCCGTCAAGTTTTGCACTTGCATAGACGGGATAAGCCAGCTTGTCCAAATTGTCGCTTATATCCGCGGATAACATTGGTTTCATATTGGCATCCTAAAATCGTAGCGTTTACCGTGTCGATATTCGCTAATTAAAATGGGCGAAGGTTGCACTCTTAGCGCTTTGCAGACTGCAACACTTCGTCTGTGTGGTAATAAAATAATTCTTTTTACCGGTTTTTCTGGTATATCGTAGCTCATTGGTCATCCTTATCTGTAAAATGCTCTGATATAAACTCCAGTAATGTTTTATTTCCCCCATTGCTATCGACAACAGCAATGCCTTTGTCCTGGAATACCATTACTTCGTGATTTGCAACGACTTCGTCGTTAGGTCTAACTATAAAACCATTTCCAACTTTTGTTATTACTATCCGATCATTGTTTCTCATAATTAACCCTTCTTTTTAGGTAAAACAATTTCGAGCGCTGGTGAACCTGGTTTAATGATTAAACACTGGTCAAAGAGCTTCATTTGTTCTTCGGTCAATTCACGGTATTCACGAATTTTTAAATCTGGTTCCCATTTAATAAGCGAATCTGGGTGAATACCAGCTTCTTCAAATTGTTGCCGCAAAGCTTGGAACGTACCAATATCAATTTCGCGGTTTAAAGTATATTTTCCCTTTAAAATATAACCTTTGCTTAACTCAACAAAACTATTAGTCCCTTCCTTTGGTTTTGTAAAAATACTGTTAAAAATCTTTGTTCGTAACAGTATTTCAGCAGCTTTTATTCGCTTAAGCTCGAGCTGCAAATTGTACCAAGTAGATAAGTCTGCTTCAGTTACAGTATTTTCAGGTATTTGAACCATACATCCTCCAATAAGTTTATAACAGTTGTTAATATAACAGTATCTAAAACCTGTTGCAACTATTTTTCGGTATGAGCGACAGAATAATCCGGTAACTTGAGGATTCTATAAGCTTTTCCGTGATAGTTATACGCTTCAATTAATTTGGATTTATCAACTTCCATGATGTATCCATTGCTCAAACAGCTTTGCAGCGTTAAATCTAACGCGACATTTTGCCCCATACGGTGATTGTAAAATGCTGCTACTTTGGCCACACGTAGCTGGATAAAACTTCTTGGAACAATACCGTTGTCGCGCATCGCTACCGGTATCTTGTATCCAATTGGTACTGGTTCGTTGATGTATTTTCGCAAGATTGAAATTATTTTACGTTCACGTGAGCTGTCACTCATACCAATATCGCCAGATTCCAAGCGCCTGCTCATTACGCCAATGTCGCGGTAAACAACATCCAAAGCCCATTTAACATGAGCCTCTTCGATACACGGAAACATAAAATTGTCCGCTACTGCCAACAAAGCGGAAACCCGTAATACTTTTAGCGCAGCCCGATTCCACATTTGTCTATAGGACTCGTCTGTGGTTCCGTTTATTTTACTGTCGCATAAGTGTTCAAATTCGCTCATTAAACGTGCAGCTTGCTCACTCCTGCCAACAGGATGCGATTGTTTTTCGTTATTACTCCTGTCTGCATACGTTGCAAGCTTAACCAGCGCATCACGTAATGATTCGTCTGGCGTTAATATTTGGGATAAGTTAGAAACGGGTCTGTCACCCGCGTATTCAATAATTAAAAAACGGGATAAAAACCCGTCTTCCATCATCGTATCTGTTAACGATTCGTAGAACGTGTTCGGTGTAGTTTCGCCTATCATACTGTAAGCGACACCGCTTATTGACGCAATATTATCGTCCTTATTACTGTACCCAATACCGCCCACAATCGCTTGTGGCCCGGACTTTTGGTATAGGTTTGTCATTTGTGTTCGGAGTGTGCTGAGTGGCCCTTCGAACTGTTCTGCGTGCGACAAACGTTTCATCCTTCTCCCCCATTCTCCCGACACGTTAACAAACGAAGCATTTTTAGCGCATTCTTTTATCAAAGCCGGCCCAGACGCAAATTCCGCAAAGTTGATAAAGGTGTGGAAGCGCGGCATCGCATAGCTACATGAGCGAATAATTGCGCTGATACCGCTATGCATCGCTTCTTTACCAATCGCACTTCGAGCGACAAGAATAATGTATAAATTAAGACCGCTTTGCGGGATGTGCCAAGCTTTGCCACAAATACCAGCAAGCAAACCCAATGCAGCAACTATCGCCACTTCTTTGACAGGTCTTGGAGCGCTCTGATATATAAACTGTGCAATTTTACCTCCGAAACCAGGAGGCCACGGTAAACCTTCCGCCCCGACTTTCAAAACTTCTTCAGATACCGGGCTGGCCATCGAAAACGCGATAGGGGGCGCTGTAAGCGTTTTTTCGGGCTCGCCAGTACCCTGCACATGCAACGGGGTAATTAAACGCGATGCTGCGCGATCTGGTGCGGAATAACCACCTTGTAAACGTGCAACCTCAGCGAGTGCAAGCTGTCGCTCGGACAAAAGCGTATCGGCAGCGAGTGCGATAGCACTGTGGTCAACAGATTGTTCTGCTGCTTCCCGTTGTCGAATTATTTTCAAAGTCAAGTTTAGATAGCGATCGTTTTTGACTGCTTTTTCCCGCTTCCCAAGTGCGCTATCTCTAAATAACCTGCGGCATTGCGCGTTTGATTCGCTGTAAAACGTAAACATTGAAAGCAAAGCTAAGTCAGCTTCGGACTGACTTGGAAACCCCAAATCCTGCCAGTTTCCTAACCAGAGTTGACAAAATTTTTCCCTATTCGCAGCATTAACCGCTTTTTCTAAAACGTACCAGTCGTCCTCGTTTTCTGGGACCTCTTCTAATTCGAAATTTCCTTGTGCAGCCTTACTTTGCATTTGCGACGCCATGCGGGTAAGCATAGCTTGGGCATCACGAATAGGTTTGTTTTGGACAATTTTACCAGTACAAATGATAAAGCGTTCTTGCGAATAGATTTCTACACCATCCCGCCGCAATCCTTTCCCAATTTTACCGCGGAGCCATATATGCAAACCCTTACCGCTGCGTGAGCTCTCTGTGTAACTGTCGAACTCAAGCATAATGCGGTAAAATAAATCAAATTGATCTGGTGTTGTCCACAAATTAGGATCGTTCGGATAAGTCTCATAATCCTTAACATCCAAATCTATACAAGAAAATGGATCACTTTCCTGCAGAACAAAACCAATACCTAGACCGTAGTTTTGAGCAATCTGAACAGCGGTGTTGAAATCTAACCATTGTGACGGCTCGGTGACAGACGCGCGAATAAGTGTTCCATCCGCTGTAATACTTAACGGCGCTTTATCACGGCCTGCAATACACCATTGATTTAATTCTCTAAGTTCCGCTGGTAAATGCCCAATATGAGCATTTAACGTCATACATTTTTGCTCCGGCGAACTTTAAGAATGAGCTTCCATGCGTCGAGATAAGGTTGCACGGTTTCACGCTTCCACAGGGTTAATTGACCATTATTTAAATTTATCGGATCTGGCAACAAGCCGCGTTGTCGTGCGTTCATTAATGTTGCTCGCGTAATTGCCATAGTTCCGCAAATTTCGCTGGAGGTGATATAAGTTTGATCGAATTCTTCTTGCGCTGACATAGTGTAGACTCCAAAAAAGTTGTAATGTAGCACACATCTTACACGTGTTTGTGTAATTTTACAAGTTCGTCCCAGGCTGCTTTTTTCTCAGCGATAACCACAGTTAATTTATTATGAGTTTCCTGCCTATCCCTGCATGCGGCGTAGTATTCTTCCCTAGCTTTTTGGATAGCTATTTTAGATTCGTTCGAGTCGTATTGCGCTTCGCGGTGTTTTCGAACAGCTTTTCTACGTTTACGCTTTTTTACTTCTTCTTCGTCGGTATGTAGATATAATTCAACTCTATAATCAATCAATTCTTTAAACGTTTTGATCTGTGCGTTTGTGAAGGAATTTACAATCTTGACTTCTAGCGCAATATTCATGAGTGATTTAACAAACAAATCCGCTTCGCGGTGGATGTCTGCACCAAATGTGATTAGTTTTGGATATTGCTCAACTTTTGAATACCAGTATTGCAGCATGTCGGGTTGATAATATTCATACGGATTTAATATTGGTTGATTGTGTTGTAGATAAGTATTGTATTTGTCGATTAAAAATTCTTGAATACTTTCCGTTGTTGGTTGCGTGTCATGAATTTTTTGCAGTAATTCAAAGTTAGGTTCAATGTAGACTGGTCTTGCTAATTCTGTGTTCAAAAATGTATCGGACATTATTATAGCTCCTTAGTAAATTATTGCATTGGGTGTAGTGCCACCAGTATTGTAATACGTTTTTTGCGAAATTACTAAATTATTACAATTAGCACCTTTTTATATAAATACAACTATTACAGTGTAGGGGTTCCCCTCCCACAACTGTAATACTATATATTGTATAATAATAATAATTTATAATAATATATATATAGTAGTAATAGGGATAGGAGTACAACCACTGTAATAAAATTGCATTATTATAAGTATGCTAATGCAATTACATTACATAGCACCTATTACAGGTGGTTATGCAAATGTAATAAGGTGAACCCGCTGTAATAGCAATATACAACTCATGCTAATTTCGGACGCGATTGTACTAACGCTGCAAATTGTGGTTATTAACTGCAAAATATTTGCAAAAATAATTCTAAAAACTATTGACATTTAGATAAACGGGTGTATAATTGTTTTCATGGTAGTTAATAAACAAAGAGGAGAATAAAATGGAAATCAGCACAATACCTTATCAAGTAACTCACGGTAAATTGCCAAAAGGTAGAGGACGTTGGGCATTCGCTATGGAAGCTTATCCAGAATCACCAGAAGGTATTTGGTTCAGCCAAAATTTAAAATTTGCGGATGCTAAAAAACAAGCCACTGAGCATTTTGCAGGTAAAGCAACAAAAATTTATGCGTTAGGTTAAGGGGAATAAAATGAAAACTTTAACACCGAACGATGTAAGAAGAATTGGAACATTCGATAATGCTTCCCGCTGGTATCCAGATGCTGAAATAGCGGAGTATTTTAAATCTATTCGCAGCCCAAGCCGTGCTTGGCCGTACAGCTATTACAAAGCAGCATTAACAGGTAAGTTTTATAGATGGTTGGAAAGCAACAAACCTGAAATTCTGCAAAAATTGTGTTATTAAAATAATTTGCAATACTGTTTGCAATACTGTTTGGACAATAGTACAATTGCTTAACAGTAGCTTGTAAGCAGCTTAGAATAACGGGTGCGCCCTAGATTCAAAGCGAGGTGCAAGACACCCTTTCCGGCGAGGTAGGTGACGACATAATACACCGGACGCAACTTTAACCCAAACGCGCACCACTGCGGACACTTTGGTTGGCAAGCTGAAGAAGTGTGGTTATTGCTAA